TGATTTGATAATTGTCCATATTCTAAAAGTTCTACATTAGTTCCATCATGAATTATACTTAATTCATCGAGTTCATATCGATTCTGAGGCGCTGAAATTGAAACTAAAACTTTTAATCCACTATAGGCACTTGAAATTCCTATAATAGTGGTAGTAGATCCAATACCAACCTCAGAAAAATACGAATTAATATCAGCAAAGTCTGCAAAACTTGTGCTACCAACTCCGGATATATTATCACTAATATTATATGAAAGTGTGCATATATCAAAATCATTAATAGCAGATTTTGTTGGGAAAAATAGAAGAATTCCTTCTGTTCCATCAAAACCAACATCATAAAATCCCATATCATAAGAACTTTCAAGTGTTGCATATTCAGTAGCATACACTAGATTTTCATTATCAATAATGTTTGTAACAATTGATAATTGCCTTTGATTGGGGAATCTTCTATCTTTTACACATGTAATATATTTTTGTACTCTTGAGGTTGTTAAATTAAATCTTTGAACTTCAACAAAAGGAGTTGGTCGTGGATTACTATTGAATAGTTGACTAATATCATCAATTAAAAGTACTCTATTTCCAACAGATTCTTGATAATCTGTTAAAATTCTATTTGAGAATATTATTTCATCTGAAAAAATTTGAGATCCAATCTGAAGTGAATTTTCTTTTACTATATCAAAATCAAAGACGCAGTTTAGATTTACAACATTAGTAACATCACGTATAACATCAATAGAAGTTAAATCTGAAGGTAAATTAACTGTTAATGAATTATTGTTAATCTCCACAAAAGTAGCAGGAGTTTCTAATTGATAATCTGCAAATTTTTTAAATCCCGCAGTGTGATTTAAAGAACTTACTACATCATTCCAAGTATCAAAATCTACTCTAGATTTGATTGAATATGAAAAATTTTGATAATATAAACTATCTTGAATTCTTTGTATATTATTATTTAATACTCCAGCATCGGATTGCCACCCACTTACAACTTTTGATGTTGCACCAAGATTAAAAAATGCATTAAATATTTTAATTGTAGATATAACTCCTTGAGTTTTTGAAGATAATCCCGTTATAGTATCTCCAACTTTAAAATTCTTTTTGGATATAACCTTTACAAGGTTTGATTTTGGATCCCAATCCTCTACCGTTCCCGCAGCAGATTTTGATGTTACGATTTCTCCTTTAAAATAATTATTATTTTTTAAAGTTATATCAAAAATTGGAAAATGTTTTTGTGCGATAATTTTACCAGAAGAATTTGTTGGATCAAAAGTGCCTGGAAATTCTGATCCAATGAGAAATTCATTTAAATTGTATACTACAGATCCACCAAGACCTCCAAGATTTTCAGTAACTGAGGTAAGAGTAAAAAGTTGATAATTATAATTTTCTGAATTATATCCCTTTCCAGTTGAACCAACTCCTACACTAACATTTTCAATTAGAACCTTGTCATTTACTGCAAATGGAAATGAATTTATTGTGCTAAAACCAACTGCTAAAACTACAGTTACATCTTTTGTACTAGAGTTGTATTGAATAGAAGAAATTCCAACTCCATTTGAATTTTGAATTGGTAAAATTATTGGATTTACTTTGTTTAATCTAGTAGTATTTTCTAAAATTTCTACTTTATTACTACCAACCTTGAATTTTAAATCAACTTCTGGAACAATATTGTTAGTTTTTCCATCTAAAACTATGAGTTTTGGTGGAGTGATATACCCTCTCCCAAATGAAGATATTCCAATAGATTCAAAAGATAAAAGAGCATCTATTTTTATAATTTGTGGAATTCCTACGCTTGGTCTTAATGTTAAATCTGAAGGAAAGTCAAATCCGATATCATTAATTTTTACAGATTTAATTTTACCTATAGAAGTGCCTGAAGCTTCTAATATTGCTTCAGTTCCAACTCCTGTTGTTGAAACCCCCAATGTAGAAATTCCTACAACATTTAAAATTTGTGGAATTGAATAATAATTTTGTCCTCTATTGGTTATTTTAATTTTTGAAATAGGTCCATAGGCATTTAATGAATTAGTTTCATATTTTATACTTGATATTCCTGAAGTATATGAATTTTTTTCAGGAACATTTGAAAGATTGTAAGTAAATGATGTGCTGGATCCTACTACAATATCATATATTCCATTATATTGACTTTTTTTAACTTCAATTTGATTATTTGATATAACTTCAAGATCCTCATTAATTAATTTTTTATTATCTGGAAGACTTACTCCATCATAAATTGGAATTAACTTATAGTAAAGAATTCTTGGTGTATTTTCATTGACCGACAAAGTAACTTTTGCATCACTTGTAACTCCAACAGTTCCTACTTTTTTTACTTCAAATATTTGATTGTCGGAATTGCTATCATAATTTTCTGTGAAATTGGAATTTTTAAATAATTTAAAATCGAATGCAGGATAGGATGATCCCTGTTGGGTATATGATAGAGATGAATCTGATAAATCAAATACAATGGAATAATTTTGATATACTTGAATTGGTGGATTAACTAAAGATAATGTTCCATTAGAAGCACTAGTAATACCAACAATTTCTGGTTTTGCACTAATAGAATCATGATACGTATTAGTAAGTTTAATTTTATTATCATCAACGATAAAAATAAAATATTCTTTATTATTTTCAAGTCCATTTGCAGGAGTGACTGCATTATGAATTACCTTTTGTCCACGTTTAAAGTTATGATTTAAAATTGTAATTGTATTTGTAATTGTATTGATTCCAGCAGAGACAAAATCTTTTGGGTTTATTAATACTTTTCTATTATAGTCATTATATTTTACAGTAAATGTAGTTGATATAGATGGATTCACATCAACAAAAACAATATCATTATTTAAAAGTCCATGAGTTTGTGCGGTGGATACTGTAACATTATTTTTTGAAATACTTCCAGATAAACCAGCATAAGTTGTTTTAAAACTATGATTATCTCCTGTTCCTACATTTGTAAAAAATAAAGTTCCTATTCCCCGAGTGGTGCTTGCAATCCCGACAAAAGTTCCAGTGGTGCCAAGACCAACACGAATTGTAGAAATACCAATTAAATCATCTGATATTTTTGCAACAAAAACTGTTTGTTGATCTGAAATTGATATTGAAGTAGATATTCCATTTGTAGAAACTCCGATTGGAGTTCCACTGTTTGTAGAATATACTAATTCATCACCAGTATTTAATTGATGATTTGAAATATAAATTGATTTGGTAGGAATAAAAATTTGAGTAATTCCAGTTCCAGGATTTGAGAAGATTATAGTAACACCGATTCCAATTCCTGAAGTTGTTCCTAATCCAACAGCATCAATTGGATTGAAATAAATTTCACGATTAACTTTATAATCAAATTGAGAACTAAATCCTGCATTTATTTTAAATTTTCTAGACCTTTCATATAAAACACTATCAACACTATGAGCAGATCCAACAGTTCCATTTATTGCACGTCTAACTCTAATTCTCGATGCCCTTGCATCAACATTCAATACTTTGATTTGTTCCGTTCCAATTCCTAAAACATCATTTTCACGAATTGTACCATCAAAAAAGTTTAAGTTACCTGCAATAGAAAAATAAGTAACAATTCCAGTTGCTCCAGTAGTGCCAACGCCAGCGGTGAGTGAAAATGTATTTGTGGATATTCCAATTCTATACGACCCTTCAATTAAAGATGAAGATGTATTTAACCCAGAAACAGAAATTAAATCCGTGTTTGTTAAATTGTGTGGATTTTCAGAAAATACTAAGAAGTTTCCTTGAGGAGAACTAGGATAAAATTCAACGTTATCTATTGATGTGGTTGCTACACTTATTGAATTTACAGATTTTCCAAAAATTCTTTCTACTTCGGCAGATGCATTATATCCACCAGTACCATTATTATCAAATACCAATTTATCTCCAATTTTATATCCCGAACCACCAGAAACTATATCTATTTTTTCTATAAAACCCGGAGAAGCATATTTAATATTTGCAGTTTGTGTTAAAAGATTTGGCAATTTTAAATATGAATATGAAGCACCACTTTCAATTAAATTATATGGGGTAGTATTTCTTGAAAAACTTGTTTGATTTAAATCAAAATCCCTTTGATTTGATGCTTTTTTAAAGTTAAATTCATTTGGTTTTGATTTAAAAGTATTTCCAATTAGATATGGAAATACCGGTGATTTATATCCAGAAAAAGTTCCAGAAGAATCTGCAACAGAATTACTAATAGTTGCAAAATATGCATAAGTTCCATTTGGATATTCTGGGGTAACACAAAATCTTCCATTATTTTTATCCAATACTGTTTCATCAGAAACTTCCTGATAAGTATAATCTTCAATAAAGAATCCTGTGGGAAAAATAGAAGTTGGTGGCCTATTTGATTTTAAATCAAGTTTATATCCAGATTTCAATTGGGATACTATTCCACCTTGTTTTGTTAGATATCCATATGGTCCATAAATTGGATTTCCATCATATGCCCATCCAATAATTGGTGAGTGATCAGTTGATGCTACCTCTTTATTTCCAAATTTTCTTAAATCTTTTCTTCCATATAAAGTATTTCCATCAGAATCTGAGGCATAGATAATCTCTCTAAGTTTTCTTGGTGCATAGAGATGAGAATACTCTAATTCAAAATCCTCAACAATTCCTTCAGATATAACTCCATCATCATTTGAAACAATTGATAAATTTTTTTGATAAAGATTAACATTCCAAGTTTGAATTTTTGCATTAAATTGTGCCAAAGATCCCGTGGCAATAATATCTATTGAAGTATCGTTGGGCAAATACCTAATACCAGATTCAATTACTTTTACTTCAATTAATTCTCCATTTTGGATAATTGGAGTTAATACTGCACCAAAACCACTTCCATTAATTTTTAAATTTGGAGGAGAATTGTATCCACTTCCCGAGGAAATTATTAAAACTTCTTTAATTTTTTGATCTACGATAATGGGAATAACTTGAGCACCAAAACCACTGTTTAAAGTAATTAATGGTTGTTTGTCATAATTTAATATTTCTGATGATCCATAATTAGACCCATTATTTTCCAGATGTGTTGAAGTTATTTCTCCCCTAAAAATTGGTTGAACAACAGATTTAAAATTATCAGAACCAATTGAAGAAATACCAACATTACCAATCACTTCAACAGAAATTTCAGGATAATTAAAAGTATGAGTTCCAACTCCAATTGAAGTTAAATTAATAAACTGTTTTGTATTATAATAAAAATCTTTTAATGTTGTTCCAGTTCCAATTTCTGACAATTTAAAATTATTATTATCAACTTTGGTTAGATAATACTCAGTGCTAGTAGTTAATCCACCAATTACAGATCCACCAGAAGAATAGTTTATATATTTTACAATTTCTCCTGATTCAAATTCGTGATTTAAAATATTAATTTGATTGGTTGATGTATTAATGCCTGTTATTGAACTAAATACTGTTCTTTTTTTATTTTCATATCCAGAACCAGAATTCTCTATATTAATTGATCCTAAAATAGATTTTTTATTGAAAGATCTAAATTGATGATTTCCAATTCCATGAGAGGTTAAATTAATAGTATTAATTCCTGAGATTGCATCACCCAAGGTATTATGTAATTTAATTTGAGTTGGTGATTGTGCTGAAACAAAGTATGATGAATTATTTGTTAGTGTTCCTGGTGTAGTACCAATACCTATTGCTTGTTGTCCATTAGTAATATAGATTACTTTTTCAGCATTTCTAAATTTATGATATGTACTAAACCCAATAGTATCATTACTTAAAGATACTTGTTCTGACTTATTTCCAGAATTAAAAGTTACTTGGTGATCAATTAATTTCATTCCTGCATAAGCTTTAGCTCCTATACCATTTCCTCCGGTTATTTTAATAACAGGAGTTTCTACATAATCAAATCCAGGATCAACAATTCTTATTTGTTTTAGAGAACCCTTTACTGCACAAAATCCAGTAGCACCAGAACCCGTCAAATCATTAATTGATAAAACTGGAGGATTAATTATGTCATAATCTGTGCCTCTGGCAGTAACTTCTATTCGATTTAATTTTCCATAATATACAACATCATGAGATTTGTAATTTAATATTTCAACTCCATTAATTAAAATTCCAGTAAATCCCGGTTGTGTTGGGTACTCTGCTCCATCATTAATAGGAGAAGAAATTTCTCTAAAAAGATTTTGTGACTTAAGTGTTTTTGATTTGAATTTATAATATTCAAATTTATTTGAAGTTACTGTTACTGGACTATCAACAGATTTAAATTTTGAGTTGTATATGTCAGATCTACTTAAAGCAATTTTAATAGTATTAGAATCTATTCTTTTTACAAAATATATTCCTTCAGAAAACAATTCACTGACAGTTGATAAAGTTTCAACAATATTTCCATTTGTATCAAATGATTGTATCAAAGTTTTTTCTGGAGTGTAATAAACTGCATCTCCAGTATAAAATCCATGATCTGTGGTAGAAGTAATCTTAAAAGTGTCTGAATCAAATGTTCCAGAAAAAACTATTTGCTTTGACAAAACATTTAATTGTTGAGTATCATAATATGGAAGAGATGATGATGCAATTATAGTTTTATCTCCTTCTTTATATACATTTTGAACATCAGCATTAAAAATAGAAATATTGGGAAATTTTGAAGAATTTGGTCTTAAAATATTTCTTTTTATTGTATAAGTATCTGTAAGTAATAATTCTCCCTGACCCTTTACATTAAGAGATTTTTTTGAAGTAACATCAACTACCGTAGAATTTTTTTCAACTCCCATACTATTAATTATTTTTAAAATATCTCCTATTTTAAAAATATTATTCAATTTTGTATTAATCTTATAAGTTTTATCTGTAGAATCAATTAAAGAAATTGATTCTACATCATATGAAGTTGAAATATTATAAAATACACTATTTGAAACTACATCTTCTGAGTTAACTCCCAGAGTTTTAATTTGAGAATTATATCCTTTTTCAAGATAATATGTATCATCAATTAAATTAAGGTCTTTGATAACAGAAGTGACTCTTACTTTGATTTTATTGTCAAAGTCTCTTGCATAGGTACTAATACCAATATTAGCAGAATCCTCAATTATTCCTGTAATATTTGAGCATCCAAAAAATTGATTTACATTCTTTGACTCATATGCTATGGTGCCTCGTGTTTGATCATTATATGTAACATATAGTTCACCTTTATTTGGAAATCCTATAGTCGAATCAACATTAAGAGTTGTAAGACCATTAGTAAAATCAGTGGTTATTTTAATATTTGCACCCATTCCATTATGATTTGCGCAATTGTATTTTATTGTTTCATCTGGAGCAGTTATATTAATAGTTAAATCAACAAAAGATCCTGCTTGACCAGAAACTCCATTACTAGATACAATATAATATAGTGAAGAAAGAGAACCTCCAGATAATGTTTGAAATATAAAAGGATGTCCATCATTGGAAAGATCTGATGTATCAAATCTATATGTATTTCCTTTTACTAAAGTCAACTGTTGTTGAGTTATAGAATCAATTGCATAAACATGTTTAGGAGGTGGAGTTCCTGGATTTATTTTTGTGGTTACTGTAAAAGATTTTACCCCATATTGACCAATTACTTTAGTTTGTGGATGAACTTTAAACTCACCATATAATGTTCCATCAATCCCAATGTCCTTAATATAATCCGAATCTATACTAAGTTTATAATATTCTTCTCCATCTTTAGTAAATATTTTTTCAACATTCCCAATTGATGCATATGCTTTTTCAAAACCCAAATATTCATCTTGAAATAAAGTAGAATTTATTAAATCCTCAGGATTTCCTTCAATAATGTCTACAACCAAGTCTGTTGTTATTTGATAATGTGCATCAGATGGTCTGAAAAGATATTCTTTTGGTCTAATAATGCTTACATCTTCTCCGTAAAGAGATCTAAACAATATTTCAAAGGATTCATCTGTTCCCTTACTCTTATAAAAATCATTGGATTGTTTGATAAATAATGATTGATTTAAATTTTTAGATAAAGTTCTATTTTCAAATCCTGGAATTATTTGATATTTGATTTTAGATAAAAATTCAGTTAAAAATAAAGAACTTAAATTAATAATTCTAGATCCTGCAGAATGATTTGTGGCGTTTGATTCGGAAAATGATAATTGATCTGGACGATTTTGAGATTTATAAGAATCAATTCCACTAAATCCTCGAATACACCCAGTAAAAGAATTAAAGGTTTTTCCAGTATATGTAATTATTTCATTGTCAATTTTTAATAATCCATATTTTTCAGGAAATCCATCAGTTCCGGTAAAAGATTCTGAAATATTGATAATTAATGTGTCATCTATGATTTCAATATCATCGTTCAAGATTACAAAATCAACTTGATTAGTTACTTCATCAATTTTGATGTACTTATCAATGTTTTGAATTAAATCAATGGGAGATCCTTTAAACTCTTGAGCAAGATAGTATTGTGAAAGAAACTCAGCAATTAATGGAAACTCCTCTCTGACATATGCGGGGAGTTGGTTATAAACTATATTATTAAACTGAATTCTTTTTTCTGTCATTTTATTGATTTAATTTTTTTATTAATAACTTGAAGAAGAAGAAGGTGTTGATGGACTTGAAGAAGAAGGTGTTGATGGACTTGAAGAAGAAGGTGTTGATGGACTTGAAGAAGAAGAAGGTGTTGATGGAGTAGAAGAAGAAGGTGTTGATGGAGTAGAAGAAGAAGGTGTTGATGGAGTAGAAAGACCGGATAGTCCCAGTGATCCTGGTGATGAAGGTGCAAATGGTGTAGAAACTACACCTGCTCCAATATTACTTGTTGGACGAATTAAAAGACCATTTGCATAACTTGAAGATACAATGTAATTGGATGCAGATGGATCAAGTCCAGATGAAATATTGTCAGAAATCATTTCATAATTACTATTACTAATATCTAGTTGTAAATACAAATCCTGCAGTCCAATTACGTCATTTGAACGTGGAATTGCTGAGAACTCAATAATTGTTTGACCATTTTTTATTTTTCCTGCTACAATATTTATTGGATTTAAAGTTATTATACCTTTTTTATAATCTATTCTACCTATATTTCTTTTTACTATTGTTGGATTTGTTGAATTTAATGATGGAACTGTAAATAAAAATAAAGATCCAGATTCTCCATTTGAATTTGGAATATCTGAAATATAAACATTTTGTAATACATCCGGTATTAAAAATGCAGAAGATTTAATATTAAACCCATTCATATTACGAATATAAAATTCATTTCCAAAACCAATTTGATATTCAGTAAATGTGTTTAGTGCAACTCTCAAATCTCTTCTCATTTGAATTGTTGTAATATTTGAAGTTACTGATTCATGACTTTCGTCAATGATTCTTAAAAATTTACTATATTTAAACCTTGCACCATACTTGTTCAACTCAGATGACTCTGCATATTTTGTTGTGTTGTTCTGTATAATACTTGATACAAAATCAGAACTTGAAGCAAGATTCGTGTTGTAGTAAACTTTTGAATTAACTTCAATATAAATATATTTTAAATCCAAAATTTCAGGAACAATTCCTGCAACTGCATATTTTTTGAGACTGCGTTTAATATTTTCTTTAATTAAGTTTGGCAAAAAATCACCAGATCTTGGTTTGATACTTATAAAAACCTTACCATATTGAGGAGGAACTAAATCTTCTCCACCAAATACGGAAATTGATTCAGTTTCTGGATAAATTTTTGAGGAAATTAATGTTTCATAATCATTTGCAGTAAGTGTTCTATTTTGAGATGCATATATTCTTGGAGCGTATCTTTTAATAGATTCGACAGATTCAATACTCTCTCCACCAGATGCAATTAATCCGGTGGTTAATAAAGAAATTCCAGAAGTAATTGGATATTCTATAGAGTTTCTATTATAAGTAATTCTTCCAGAAAATGTAAATTGATTTATACCATTTGCACTATCACCATTTGAAGTAATATATCCAACTTCAATAAAGTTTCCTTCTTCAAGTTTCTTACCAAAAATTCCATCTCCAAAAATAAGTTCATATCTTTCATCTTCAATTTCTTGAAGAAAGAAAACTTTAGAATCTTTGTTGACTTCAAAAAGACTATCTTGACGGTTATATTTTGTTGAACCTGTAGATTGTTCGTTAGATTTCACTGATACAGAAATTAAATCAGTGTCAATGCCACTATTTGGTAGAATAAATCTTTGATTTAAATTTCTAGAACTAAATGTAAAATTATTTACTAAACGAGTTCCTTGATAAATTTTAAGATTATCAAATGTTGCTATTCCATTAAATACAGGAACTGTTATATCTTCTAAAATACAGAACACATACGACTGATTACCAAAACTAC